GTGAACACAATCCACTGGAGCTAAATTCATAAGCATTTCAACACATTCAACATAAACCTCCAGAGCTGTTGTAAAGTGTCGATACCATTTCCCAGAAGTGTCTTGTGGTGTCCCCCTTGTTGTAGTTCCTTGAACATTGTCAGTGTGTAAAATATCGTTTCCAATACAGAATAATACTCTATCAATAGCAAACCCCTCAGACTTGGAGATGATGCCTCTAACCCCATCTAAAATACGTTTTCGAGCGATTTTGATATTGTAGTTGCTTCCAGTTTCTAAAGCATCAGCATATTTTCCAATGTGAACATCGGCTGGATTAATTACCAAAAGATGACCATCTTTGAGCTTTGGATAGTCTATTGAAGGATATTTCGGTGAGTAGTTTGAAATGAGTTCTTCAATACTTTTAAGAAACTCATCTCTTGAGAACTCGTTTGGCTTTGCAAAGATTGAGAATCGTTTGCTTTTGTACCAATAGTGATGGACAGAGTTGACATCAATCCCAGCTTCTTGACATTCCTTTTCTAGCAGCTTTCTGTTCTCTTTGTCCTTCCTAAATTCATCAATCAATCTCCACTCATCTTCAGATAGTCTATATCTTTTCTGATGTTTCATTGTTTGTTTTTTACCTTCTCAATGCTTCTTCCAGCAAAGTAAGCTCCGTAAACTGTGATAAGAAGCGTTTGATAGATTGGTTTGTATGCTTCCTTAATAGTAAAGCCACCAACATTCCCATCAAATAAAGAAATAAAAACAAACATCACTGTCAAGAAAATCAATGTCAATGGTCTGATGTTAGCAGAGAGCCAGTGTCCGCTTTTGGCATCCGCCTCCCATCTTCTTGTCACTTGTTCTTGAGCTGACTTTTCAGCATCCAGAAGAATCTGTTTCAGTTCTTGTTTTGCTTTGAGTCTTTCTTCATCCGTTGTGATAACCTCATCCAAAATTGATTCAGCATTGTCTACGACCTTTCCGAAAATTCCTCCTAGTAAATTGTTAATCATAATTTTGATATGTAATTGTGACCTCGTTTCCGAGTTCTAGTTGCTTTGCTATTATTGGATAGATCCTTTTATATGCGTTTGCAGACTTACCGATGAATCCATCCTTGATGATGATGTTGTTCTCTTGACTATCCCCCACCAATAAACAACCAGCAGTGTGTTCATCGGTGTTTCCTTGATGGATAAGGATGTATTCAAAATTCGGCACATCCATCACTTGAATCATTCCCTTGTGAATTGAAGGATATTTCTTTTTATATCTAGCATCAAACCCACCCTCCTTTCTCAGCTTGAGATTGTATGTTCCAGCTGGAACTCTTGTTTCTCCTTTTACTTTTAAAGCTCTTCTCTCATCTTCTAAAGTGTAACAAAGAAACTTCATTCCAACATCAGTCTTTTCAAATAGAAGTCCACTAGTGGAATCTGATTGACTGCTTATGCGTAAAACTAGAAGATTCATTTTTGTTTTTTTATGAACTCCAGAATGATGTTGATTTTCTCTTTTATATAAGCAACATCCTCAGCGTTCTTTTCGTGATATTTGGAGAACTGAGAACGAACCTCAATAATTGAAAAAAAGAAGAATTTATACAAAGCATACAAACTTCCTAATAAAAGAACCAAAGTGATTCCATAAGTTTCGACTAATTTTAAAATCTCCTCCATAGTTCAGCTTTTTGTTTATTTTATTCCTTGACCTCTTGATGTTTTCTTGCGTTGTTTCTTGGAAGTGTTCTTTGAATGAACTCCAGGTCTTTTCTTTTTTGGTTTTTTACGAAAAGTAAAACTCAATCCCTTAGCCATTTTTTCTATTTTTTATTAGCTTGTCCGCTGTGTAAATTATTGACAAAGTCAAAAGCACAATTTTCAAAATCATCTCAATTTGAGTGAAACTGATTGCCAGTGTTGTAATATTTAGAGTGAGTACATCCCCACAATCTTTGAGCAGTGTTTTCATTATCTTACCATTTTAAAATCAAAGCCGATGTCGGCATACCATTTAACAGAACCATTTAGATTTCCACTTCTTTGAATACTCACGAACAAAATATCTCCAGCAGTGAAATCATTTCCAGAAGTCAAAGCTGTATTCAAAGAGAAAAGATGATTTTGATTGTTCTGGCTGCTTATAGAAAAAGAAGTGACTAGATTGATTGTGAGATTGCTCGTTGAGTTAGCGTTTGGAGTAGCGTTCCAAATCTTGATGGTTGCATCTTCGCCACTACCAGCATCAGTTGAAGACCACCCCCTCACTCTTTCAAGTGTGCAATCTTCTGGAGCTACAAAGATGGAGAATTGAGCCGCCCATCTATTTGGTTTTGAGTTTCCATCAGCTAGAGTAGTTGCTGAGTTGATTGAGAAAGTGCTTGTTCCAAAAGCAGAAAGATAGTCGTTTCCATTTGTTCCTGCTGTTAAGTACAAAGATTGTTGAGTATAGAGTCTTTTGCTTTTCGCTTGAGTGATAGTGTTTTTTCCAGTGAAGATGATTCTTGAAGATACTGGAATCACAAAAGGAAAAGTAACAGAAGAAAATCTTATAGTTGTATCAGTAGCTCCCACCGAACCAGCTAGAGTGATTGTGGCATTATATCCAAAAGAGGTCACAACGATTAACTCATCTCCTTCTTTCAAGATATCAAGACCAACTGGAGAGATGGTCAAAGTGGTAGTTGCTCCAGCAGCTTTCTCAGCTGTAACACTTGCGATAGTATTTGAAGATAAGAATCTAAAGTTGTTGCTGTTTATTGCTTTTCCCATTTTTAGAAATTTATTTCTTGAATGAACTCTGCATTGCTCTCTTGTATCTCTTCTGTTTCTGTTAATCCAGTGAAGTCGCTTGTTGTAAGATACCACTCTCCCTTATACACTTCTTCATAAGCTCGATAAGTCCATCCATTTGCAATATAAGACTGACTATCAAAAGTCAAAGATTGAGCGAATTGAATGTGGTTGCTTCCTGTTGGTCGCATTATGAAACCAGCTTGAAGAATTGGAATAGATTGTTGTTGACCAGCTTGGAATTGATTGACTAGAATCTTTGAAATGTTTGAAGTGATTCCAGTTGAAAAAGCAGTCCAAGATGATTCAGCTCCCTCACTAAAGTCTGTTCCGTTTGCAGAAACTCTCAAATTTCCAAAGCTCCAAGGTTGCGGACCATCTCCCAGCAACTGAGTTCCCAAATCAAGAACAGCATTTGCTGTTGATGTTTGATTCTCGGATTTGAACTCTCTCTCTCCATAAATATCACCATCTTGAATGAAGGTGATTGTGTTTGCTTGAAAGACATTTGGATTGAAAGGTCCATTCGTACCTTGAACAACAAAATTCACTGTTGTTGCATTTTGAAAAGTAGTTGTTCCAGCGTTTTGAATGACTCCACCACCCTCCCAAACATCAAAGAAAGCTCCAAAAGATAACTGCCCAGCAGCTGGAGGGTTCGGAGCAATGAATTCAACTGGAAGAACAAGGTTCTGATCACCTCCTTGAGCCGCCTCTACTGCCATATAATATGCACCAGCTAAGAAGATTGTGTTATAGTATCCCTCTTCTGTTTGCCATCCATTGTTTGTGTAGTAATAACTTCCCACTTTTAACACTACCGCCACTCTTAACAAATAGTTGAAACTTTCATTCGGAGGGTTCCCCCAGTAATAAGTCCCTGAAAGAGGGTCTTGAGTAGTTATTGGAAATTGAATCTTACAATTAAACTGTATTTGAATAGATGAATCAGTAATAAGGGGAACAAAAGCGACATCCGACTGAAGTGTAGGAGCTGAACCACTGGCGAGAGTATAGTTTTCATTCCAAAGAACATTGTTGCTCCAATCTCCATAGACTGTCACAGTTTTTTTAAGGGTTGGATAAAATGCTTGCTTACTTCCTTCAAGCATTATGAATGCCTGGTCATCTTGCTTAGTTCCAGCTCTTGCAATCAATGTATCAAGTGAAGCGTTGTCCGCTGGTGTTGTTGTGTTTGGTCGGTAGTTTCTAAAGGTTGCCGAGTTTCTATATCCAGACTCTTGAAAGAAACACCAAACCCCATCCGATTGAAATAATCTAGCACCCCACAAACGACAATATTCATCCAACACTTGAAAAGCTGTTTTGGCTTTAGTGATTCCAGCTTCAAAGATTGAAAAAACAATCATATCGTTTGCTGTATATTCTAAGGGGTCAATGTTTGATGCTGGAGTGGGTTGGTCCGCTTCATACCAATTCACACAAGTTCTCAAAATTATATCTGAAGCTCCGAAAAAATCATAAGTGTTGGAATAATATCTCAACATATTTTGAATGATTTTGATGTGAACTTGACCTCCACTTGATACAACTGATGGAGTGTCTCTATTGTAGGGAATGTCTTTCAAAAAAGTCAATCCATCAACTGCTCGAAGTGTTACTCTGTTTGGATAAGAAGCTAACATTTCAGCACCAACATCCGCAAGAATAGTCCCTCTCCAATAGTTTGCACCTTCTCTCAATATTTGAACTCTGAATCTTCCTTGTGCGCCTTCTCTTATGCTTCTGGTGAAAGTGTCAAAAGCAGCATCTTCAGAAATAGCAAAGATAGAACAAGAACTTGCTTTGATAGTGTCAAACCTTTCTTTCCCCTCTCCATTATATTTCAAAGAAAATCCTGGAGGCTGAACCTTAAAATCAGTTGCGCTTCCAGTGTGGTCTGAATCGTAAATCTGAATCTTATAGTTTACACCAAAGACAGTGTCAAACTCTGCTTGATATCTTATGTTTCCTAGTGCCATCTAAAAACTTCTATTTGCTCGTGTGTTGTATCTATCGGAAGCAAGAACAATATCCTCTCCACTTATTGTCCCCACCACATTCACCGTTTCCATTCCTAGCATTCCTTTTAATTTATCAAGAGGAGCAATGACTTCTGGATTCACATTTGCTCCAGAGTATTCTCCAACATTAACCATCGAATTTCCAAAAGCGATTCCACCCTCAGCAAGTTGAGGAATTGGAGTAGCCACTATCGTTGCTATTTGTGCTGCCCCCAAAGCTCCCACAACACTTGCAAGAATAGGACCAGCCACTGGACCAGCAGTCAACGCTTGAGCCACAGCGGCAGCAGTAGCAATAGTGGCATTCATCACCGCAACTGCTTTGTCGGCTCTTGCTTGTTTAGTTTGAAGAATTTTTCTTCTATCGTTCACATCTTCATCTAGGTCAATAATAGCATTCGCTTTCTGTTCCTCTGTCATTTTTGAATTGTTGATGTTGTTTAATTCCTTTTGATAGTAGTTGTCAAGCTCTTGATTTCTTTTGGCAAAACTCGATTGAATCATTCCATCAATAGCAGAGAAAACTTGAGAACCAATGTTAACAAAATTGTTTAATCCAGTTTGAAACTTCTCCATCATCACCTCAAAATTCAAACTTGTCAAGATTGCTGATTCATTCGCTTGATTTGTTCCCTCTTCCATTGTCTGGAATAGCTTTGCAACTATTGGCTCGGCTTCTAAAATTTGGTTTTTTAAAGTTTCAGCAAAAGTGAGTTTCGGTTCTTCTATTTTTTCAAAACCTAATCCAATAGGATCAACAGCTTCTGGAGCTTCTTGTGGAGTGAAAGTTCCTATATTTAATTTTCCAGTATTTTGAATGTTTTGAATCGATTTTAATTGGTCCTCAAGTGAACTCGTTGTGTCATCAACATCTCCCTCTAGCTCTTGCTGTTCTTTTCCCAGAGCATTCAAAGCAGCAGTTGCAGCAACAAACTTAGGAGTCGCAAGAACTCCGATTGTGTTGGCAAACTTCAATAAAACTTGTGCAGTCACTTGACCTACTTTCCCCAAACTGATTGCAGTTTGAATGAATTTTCCCATATCTATCAAAGCGAATCCAATACCAGCAGTTAACGCTACAACCGCAGTGATTAAAGCAGTTAGTGGATTTGCAGCAACAACAGCAGAGAGAGTTCTTAATAGTTTAAGGATAGAACCTATCCCAGTTGATAAATGTCCAAAAACTACAATCAATGGACCAGCAACAGCAGCAATCCCAGCAATGTTGAGAATCAATTCCTTTTGTTCTTTATTCAAAGAAGATATTTTATTTGTGAAATCTTGAAAAATAGAAATCAATTTGGTTGCTAGTGGAAGAAGCAAAGTTCCAAAGTCTTGTCCTAATTGCTTGACAGATTCTCCCAGAACTCGTGAACTATTTGCAACACCATCCGAAGTCCTAGCGAAATCTCCTTGAGCTTTTCTTGTTTGCTCTATTACTGCACGATAACGAACCGCAATCTTTTCAGATTGTGTCATCGTATTGTTATATCCAAACTGCTTGAGGTTTGCTTCTGTTATTACAATTCCCAGCTTTTTGAGAGATTCTGTTTCTCCAGTAAAGATACCAGCAAGAGCAGTTTGAGCTTGTTCAATACCTATATTTTTGAAAGAAGCTAAATCTCCAGCTAATCCAACTAAAGATTGACTCATCCCAGCAGCTTCAGTTTGACTCAACCCCATAGCTGTAGCCATATCACCAAATAGAGAAGCCATTTCAAGTGCGCTTCCTTCAGCAATACCAAAGCTCTCAAGAGTGGTCTTTGCAAATGCTTCAACCTCTGCACTTGAATCACCAAAAGCAACTCTTGTTTTGTTTAAAGACTCCTCAAAATCAGAAGCCATCTTGATTGAAGCAATACCAGCCAAGCCAATAGGAACAGAGAAGTTTCTGGAAAGTGTTTCACCAGTCCTCTTCATTGTTCTTCCGAACTTCTTCATTGAGGATGATGCTTTTCTCAATCCTTTTTGAAAGTCCTTGTCATTTAGTTGGAGCTTAACCGAGAGTCTTTTTTCCGCCATCTTCTTTGGTGTTTAGTTGTTTATACAATTTGATTGCATACTCTGCTCTTTTTTGTCTTTCTTCAAGAGTGTCTTTTGTCTTATATTCTTTCTTCTCCCATTCAAACTCAATCAAATCTTTTGGAGATAGTTTTTTACTTTTTTTTGTGTGTGGTTGTAAAAACACGCATCCAAGCCATCTCACTCTTTCCCACTCAAATCTTTCTTTCATTTCCCTCACCTCGTTTCTTCCTCTTTGAATAAGAAAGAACTCGTGGAAGGTTAAGTTCCAAAATTCTTCAGGAAGCAATCCGAGTCCATATGCACTCGCTTCCAAATCATCCCACTCTATTTCTTGGGAGCTTTCTTTTTGCTCCCTTTCTCGTTTCCCACCTTTTCAGATTCTTTTGCTGAGAACTGCTCAGAGAACACATCCATCACCTTCTGAAGTGCATCAAAGTCCTCATCCAAGATGTCAGCGATATCATCTACCGAGAGAGAAAATTCTTTTCCAGCTTTTCTCGCTCCATCATTGAGTCCAGCTTTTATCAAAAAACAAGCATCATCAAGAGATAGGTCTTGACCTAGCTTGTCTAAGTCTGTCAGTTTTCTGTTGGTTTCTTTGCAGAATAATCTCAGAGCATTCATTCCGAATCTTACTGGATAATCTGTTCCGTTTATTATTACGATTTCAAACATTGTTGTTGTTTTTGTTGGTTAAAATGTCGGCTGGAGGAGGACACAAAGTCCAACCCCCCAACCAACAATGAAAATTAAATAGAAGCCTGAGTGATTTGTCCAGTTCCCTCGATTGCACAAGAGTAAGTTGGAGCATCTTCCACACCGCCACTCACCTCAAGAGAAGTGATGAACCCTGAACCAGTGTATTTGTAACCAGCTGGAGTTGCAAGAGCAAAAGTGAAAGTCACTGAAGTTCTGTTGTCTAATTGTGTGAAGATTTCATCTGGGTCAGTTGTTGAGCCACTAGAAGTGAAATCCATTAATCCATCAG